CTTTTCCGTTTTCACCGACACAAGAGAGCACAAGTCATGACTAAGGCTGGACAGGGTCAAACAAGGGCGCTCAAGGTCGTCTCAGAGGCGAACAGGGAGGAACAGGGAATCTCTCCTACACCAGAGCGTTTAATCGGCTCAGGAACGCCCAGAATCCACTCTAGGCTCAACGATTTACCGTCTAAGGGCTTTGAGATTATAGATTTCGCGACTTCTTTAGGCGTAGAGCTGATGCCGTGGCAGAAATTTGTGTTCGAGCACGCGCTGAAAGTAAAGCCGGACGGGAGGTGGCATGCTCCACTGGTCGTCACGGTGGCTGCACGTCAAAACGGAAAAAGTACAATCATGGAAATGTCAATCTTGGCTCGGCTTTTTCTATGGAATGAATCTCTGCAATTAGGTTCGGCGCACGTCTTAACTACATCGCTGGAGACTTTCCGGCACGTGGTCAGCATCATCGAGAGCAACCAATCACTGGCTAAGCAAGTCAAGAAGATTCGCTGGGCTCATGGATCCGAGGAGATTGAATTGATGTCCGGGGCTCGCTACGTGGTCAAGGCAGCTAATGCGGCAGCTCGTGGATTCGCTAAGCCAGAGACGGTCTACATGGACGAGACGCGTCAGCTCAAAGACACCGAAGCCTGGTCAGCGATGAGATATACGATGATGGCCGCTAAGAATCCGCAGCTCTGGACGTTCTCAAACGCCGGAGATCAACATTCCTTGATTCTCAATCAGCTACGCGAGCGCGGTATGGCATCGGCTGCTGGTGGAAACGATGACATCGCATATTTCGAATGGTCGGCATTCTCGGACAAGATTGAAGATGAAAAGAATTGGGTCGCCAGCAATCCGGCACTTGGTCACACAATCCACGAAGATAATATCCGCGCCGTTCTCAATGATCCGCCGGATGTAGTCCAGACGGAGGTGTTGTGCCGATGGGTCAATACAATCTCCGGAGCGATTCCTGTGAAGGAATGGGAAGAGTGTGGATCTGATGAGATTCATCTCGACGTTGAAAAAATGACGTGGTTCGGCCTTGATTTAAGTCCGGATCGTAGAGATGGAGCTTTAGTAGCTGCTCAAAAGAATGCGGACGATACTTTCAACATCAAGCTTCTGCATACTTGGCACAATCCGATTTCGCTAGACGATAAAGCTATTGCAAACGACATCGCGCCTTATGCACGCAAGTATCCGCTTGAATATGTGGCTTTTAGCAAGAGAACAAGCTCTGCCGTAGCTGCGCGACTTGCGCCAGCCGGCATTCCCGTCATTGACATTGATGGCGCACTTTACGGCCAGAGCTGCGATGAATTGCTCGGTGCAATTACCTCAAAGAGATTGATCCACGGAAAACAGGCAGAATTGTCCAAGCAGATATTATCGGCAGTCAGATTGCCAATGGGCGATGGCGGCTGGATTATCGGACGGCGCGCCTCAAGCGTTGCAGTCTGCGCAGCCGTGGCCAGTGCGCTCGCCACACACTTTGCGACACGCCCAGAGATGGAGATTGATATTTTGGTCGGTTAGATGTATAGCGAGCCTTTAGACTTATCCACATGGGTCTATTCTCTCGCACAGTAACGACGGCGGCTCCGGCTGCGACCTCCGACATCGAAGCATCGCTGGCTCCAGTAAATGTCACTAGCTCTCTTTATAATATCTACGGGGTCGCCGGAATCACTGCATCTCGCGTGGAGTTTATGTCTGTGCCAACGTGCGCTCGCGCCCGAAACATTATTTCGTCAAGCGTTGCATCGATTCCGCTCAAGGTTCGCACTCGCGCTGATGGTGCTCGCGTTGAATCTCCTCCAAAAGTAATTAACCAACCAGATCCACGCGTTCCAGGATTCGCAACCTATGCTTGGCTTGCAGAAGATTTATTGCTATATGGCTACGGATATATGAAGATTCTTGAGATTTATGCAGACACATATCGCATCAGAAGCGCCGAACGCATTGATCCAACACGCGTCACAATTAAGACAAACGCGCAAGGAACAGAGATTGATTATTACTGCGTCGATTCAATTCCAGTGCCATACGAAGGCGTTGGAAGTCTTGCCGTCTTTTACGGCGTAGATGAGGGCATTCTCAATCGTGCCGGTCGCACAATCAAAGCTGGTGCAGAATTAGAACGCGCTGCAACTATGTACGCACGCGAGCCAGTTCCAACGATGGTCTTGAAATCTAATGGCACTGCACTTCCAGCAGATCGCATCGCGAAGCTTCTTGAATCTTGGGGGCAATCCAGAAGAAATCGCTCAACGGCTTTTCTCAATGCCGATGTCGAGTTACAGACTTTAGGATTCGACCCAGAGAAATTGCAGCTCAATCAAGCCCGTTCGTACGTTTCGACTGAGCTCGCCAGAGTTACGGGCATTCCGGCTTACTACGTCGATGCAGAATCCGGATCTAGTATGACGTACACAAACGCCACACTTGCGCGTCAATCTTTGCTGGATTTCTCACTTCGTCCAATTATGTGCGCCATTGAAGAGCGTCTCTCAATGACTGGAATGGCTAATGATTTTGTGCCAGCATCACAGGAAGTCAAGTTCGATTTAGATGATTACTTGCGTGGATCAGCAAAAGAGCGCGCAGACGTTTACAAGATTCTCTACGACATCGGAGCTCTTACTTCCGATGAAATCCGACTAGAAGAGGAAATGATCCGATGAAAGAAACAAAGCCAACTCCGATGAATCTAGATTTCTCAATCAAAGTCACGGCTACGGATTTTCCAAAGCGCGAAATCTCTGGACGCATCGTCACCTGGAATGAAGAGGGCTCTACATCAGCCGGCTCGACTATGTTCAAGCCTGGCTCTATTACTTTCAGCGATACGACTAAATTGCTACTTGAGCATCGCCGTGAATCTCCAATCGGATTCTTGAAGAGCTACAAAGTCACCGATGATGGTATTGATGCCACGTTCGCTATTGGAAATACGACCGCAGGCAACGACAGTCTAGTCGAGGCATCTTCTGGATTACGTGACGGCTTTAGTGTGGGCGTCCTAGCTGAAAAGTATAAAAACGTCGATGGTGTCCTAGTTATCAGCGCAAGTGCGTTAAAAGAAGTCTCACTTGTTACAGATCCAGCCATCGCCAGCGCGAAGGTTGCAGTCGCAGCTAGTGAGCAAGAAGATTCTGAATCCGTCGTGGAAACAGAAGAACAAACTACCGAAGGAGAAAACGAAGTGGAAACAACTCCAACCGTCACAGAAGCACCAGCCGAAACGGTTGAGGCTTCCAAAGTCGTACAGGCCGAGGCATCTCGTCCGCTCTATTTCACATCACCACGTTCACCAATTATTTCTGGTGGATCATATTTAGAACACTCAATCAAGGCAACGCTTGGCAACGAAGATTCTCGTCAATATGTAAAAGCTGCTGACGATTCATTCTCAACAAATCCAGCGTTCTCACCAGTGTCATATGTTCGCGACGTTGCACAGAACACCAACGCTTTACGTCCAGTAATTGACGCATGCGGTGGAACACGTCCATTGAGCACATACGGAATGACAGTGTCTATTCCTAAAATCACTGCTAACTCAACTGCTGCAACAGTGGCAGAAGGAGGAGATCCAACTGGAACGACTGCAATCACTTCAGCTTACGTCAATGCGACAGTAATCAAGAAGGCTGGCTTCCAGCGTTACTCAGTAGAACTGCTAGATCGTTCAGATCCATCATTCTATGAAATTATGCTTCAAAATCTTCGCGACGCTTATGCTCAGGCAACTGATCAATATGTAATCGCTCAGATTACTGCTGGCGGTACTCAAGCGACTGCAACTGCTGCCGATTCAGCTGGATTGATTTCATTCGTATCAACAGAATCACCAGCCGTTTACAATGCAACAAAGCGCACTGCAACTGCATTCGTTTCAGGAACTTCAATCTGGAGCACTCTTCTTGGTGCAACAGATACAACTGGACGTCCAATCTACAATGCTCAGCCAATGCAAATGAATCCTGGTGGAACTGCTAATCCAACATCGATTCGCGGAAACGTTCTTGGCCTTGATTATTATGTGGACGCCAACATGGTTGCAACTTCAATTGATGAATCAGCATTCATCATCGAGCCACGTTCAATCGAGATTTTCGAATCTCCTGCGCTTTCATTGGCCACAAACGTGCCAACAACAGGCGAGGTTGAAATCATGCTTTACGGTTATATCGCAGCACAGGCCGTCTTTGCAGGCGGACTTCGTCGCTTCAACCTAACCTAAGCAAACTAATCATGGGCTAGGTGCGCTCCCGTATCTAGCCCAGCAGCTCACGAAAGGGAACAGAGATGCCAGCAATTATTACAGTCGCCAGTCTTAGGACAGTGCTCGGCGTCTCTGTTTCTCTTTATTCTGATGCTTATCTTGAAGGAATTATCGATTCAGCCGAGCAGGTAATTCTGCCGCTATTAACTGCCAATCAAAATGCAGTCGCCGCCGTATATCTTCAAAATAATGTCGCCTATTACATAACACAGAAGCCCAACACATTCGTGGCCGGTCAAAGTGTCGTGATTACAGGTTGCGTTCCATCAACATTCAACGGAACAAAAACAGTCACATCAAATTACTATGATCCATTCCCATATTTACCTTTCGCATATCCGGCTCCATATTTCTATTTCACATGCGCGCTTACTAATGCAGACATTGATTTCCGTCCAGTAATTCCTGGCGGAGTTGCTTACCTATCTGGGGCAGACGCGGCCACGCTTTACGCGAACACCGACGCAGTCGAGACGGCGGTCACAATCGTCAGCGTTGAGATATTCCAAAGCGTGGTCGCTCCAGGTGGTCAGATTGAAGGCGTAGATTTTACGCCGTCGCCATATCGAATGGGACGATCACTGCAAAATCGCGTCATAGGGCTTTTAGGTAATTACATCGACGTCTCAACGATGGCCATGTGATGCCTACACCAACAACTATTGCGACAAACGTCAGAGGCACTCTTGCGACTGCTCTTTCTGGCGTCGTGGCTTCTGTGTATAGCTCACCTCCAGAGGCAGTCATTCCGCCGGCTTGCGTAATCGTTCCAGATTCGCCTTATTTAGAAACGACAACAATCGGCAAATCGCAGGTACGCGTGAAAATCAATTTCGTGGTCACTGCGGCCGTTGCCTATAACAACACGGCCGGAGCACTCGACAATCTTGAGCAGCTTGTTATTAGCATCATGGCAGCGATGCCAGCAGGTTACGAAGTCGGAGACGTTCAACGTCCGACAATCCAACAGGTCGGCGCGACCAATCTACTAGTGGCGGATCTCTCGGTCAGCACTTACTACACACAACAGACAAT